CACCCTAGCGTTGCCGTACACCCAAGCGTTGCCATCTTGCGCTAAGTTATCTTCTTTTTCCACATATCCACCAAGTTCACCAACTTCAACACTTCCAAAGCTAATTAAAGCCTTAATCCTAAATAATTTCTTGCCCCATTTTTCTATAAACTCTGCTGTCAACTCATACTTTTTCATAGTTACCGCTCCTTTAAACTTTAGCTAATTCACCTTGACGACAGGTTGACCGTTTTGGTACTACATCAGGCACTAACGGATGATATTTATAACACCGTTCACGATCAGCAACCACATAAGTAAATCCGCTTTCTTTGTCTACTCTCAAAAACGGTTGATGTCCGCTGTATGGGCAATCAACAGTGTTAATACATTCAGCGCATTTTCGTTCGACGTCTGCGATAAAGCTGATATCGCTGCAATTACGCTTTATAAAGCTATCGTCGGCATCAGGAAAAATCCTCTTTGCTGCAACTCTAACTTTCTCGCTTATTGGCTGCCGTAGTTCACCAAATGTTTTGCCGGCAGCAAGATCAGCAAACAACTTTTTAACAAACTCATTTGCCGCTTTAGAATTACGCTCAATAGCCTTCTTCTCTGCACCGATTTTATTTTGTCGTAGGATTGATAAAGTATTATTAATATCTGCCCATGTTGGCCAATATTTATTATTATCAGCGATATAATCAACAGTATCGCCCCACATCTCAATGTCTGTGTATTTATAACGCTCCAGGGTTTGCCTTTCAATATTTTTTTTTGCATCTTCGCTTCCCCAGTTTGGCTTTAATCCCGCCGCCTGCCACACTTCATACGCTACCGTTATCTCTCTAAGTTCCAACATACGGCATATCCCTCACTTCCTCCCAGTCCAGCCCCATAAAACAAGCCAGTCTGTATTTTCTTTTCTCTGGAGGTATCGCTGCCCAGCGCTCCTTATTTTTTGCAATCCATTCGTCTTTCTCTTGCGCTTCCTTGTCAGCAGCTTGCACTGATTTCGGTAATTTGATTTCATCCGTCCAACGTTCATCCTGCAAAAACGTATCAGGATCAGGTATGTACCTTCCGTTCTCCTCCTGCCACTGATTAGTTTTTTTGTATCGCTCAACAGCAGCATTAATCAATGCATACTGTTCTTCAGAGTGTACACGCATATTCATCCATGCTATTCTTGCAACAGGCTTTTTCCTTTTCGACGGATATAATTCCCAAAATCGCTCAAAGCCTTTTTCTTTATCTTCTTTAAGTTCTTTATATTCTTTACCTTCTTCTTTTATGTGTCGGTTATCTGTCGGTTGTCTGTCGGTTATCTCTTTGTTATTCTGTCGGTTATTCTGTCGGTTATCTTCTTCTTCGTTAGACTGATAAAGCCGCCAGTTTACTATGGTTATAAGCTTTCCGCTCTTTGTTGACTTGCCTGTTAAGCTGACGGTTAAAAAATCGAGTTTTTCAAACCGCTCTAAAGCAGTCCTAATTTTCATTATTGTAATTTCAGACGAATTACATCTTTCTTTTATGGCTGGCGCACTTGCAATAAATTGACCAGGATTGAGCTTGATTTTTTCACCATAGTAATCCCATTCAGTCTCTTTCCAGTTCGCCATAGCCAGCAAGGTTATTAATATAACCCTCTGCTCATTTGAGCTGTTCAGCCATATTGGTTTATTTAATAGCTCCCTATAAAGCTTGAAATATCCACTCATGCCGTCATTCTCCGTTGTATTTTTTAGCTAGGTACGCTTTTACCCTTTTCCCTATCTCGACACCCTCAGCGGAATTGTGGCGCAGGTAATGGCATTTATTACAAAGCATTGCCATATCTTCCAATCTATCCTGTCCGCCTTGTGACTTTAGTGGCTCATGGTGTGGCTTAACTCCAGGCTCAACAAAGCTATTGCAGTTTATACACAAACAATCATCACGCCGATATACTTCCTCGCAGAGTTTTTTTAGCGCTTTACCTTTAAGTCTTATCCTCTTTATTTTTGGAATCATCTTTAACGCCCCACTCCCTGATCAGGTCATCTAATTCTTCCTGCGGCCTAGTCTCTACACCATTCTCTTTTGCCATAGATACTAAACAATCTATAAATCGGCTCATCTCTTTCGTGTCATAAGCGCTGCTGCCATAATATACTCTTACATTGCTATAGCCTTTAATGTTATGACACTCTCCAACCAATTCAGCTATCCAGCCGACACCATTACTTTGCCAAATTTCAATAGTTCTGTTTACAGCGTCAGTTGGCACTGGCCATATTCTGCCATAACCACATTCCCTGATTGCCTTCCTGTAAACATCTTCCTTGCTGTGAAAGCTCTCTTCTGACAGCTTTTCTGCTATCTTTTGACATAATACCCAAGCGTATTTATTAGCATCGTTAGAACGCCCTTTACGCCATTGCTTGACCTCTACAACATACTGCTTTTCAGGATCGATTTTATTGATTTCTTCTTCCTCTGATAAAGGGACAGGTACTACTAAATTTATGTATCCCATCCCTTTTAACGTCTGTAACCCTTTAACCGTGAACTTCATTTTGCTATTGCCTTCTGACATTTCATACAGAGCGGCCTACCAAATTTCTGCACGCTATAATCATGTACTTTTTGGCTAATTTCAACCGTGCATTCCTGACACATCAAAAATTGTGGTCCAGTATTTTCGTCAGGAAACGCAGGCTGTGTTTGTTCTATTGGCGTAGGTGATGTTGCTTTATGTTCCGCTACAGGCGCATCAATTTTTTTACCCATATCAAACCGTACAACCCCCTTACTGTCCACGATTTTTAGCTTCACAAACTCACTTTTAGTCCGATCGTACTCTATGTCTTTCACAAAAAACTTTGCAGTGATTTTCCCATTGGTAGATAAATCCTGCTTCGATAGCTGCACCCATATAAACGGAGCATCGTATAGCTCACGCCCAATACCCCAGTTAAACCCGGCACGTTTAAAACTATCACTTGCCAATCCCTTGGCAGCTTCTGTGTTACTCTCAGTGCCAGTATCCTCTTTTTCGATCCACTGCTTTTTATCATCATCCCACACCGAGATGATACAATTTGCGTTATCCCGTCCGTGATGCCGCTGCCAATTCATCGGTCCGAACGTCTCGTCAAGAATGCGCATATCGACCCTAGCGTCCTTATACAACAACAACGAACACCCGCTGTTATCTTTTTTTACCGTGGCGACCCGACATTCAACTTCATCTGCAGTAAGAAGTCTTATTTCTTTCATTGCCTATACCCCCTTTGCACCGTTCTGCACGTCTAAGCAATTTAACAGCCTGCTTTGCGGTTACTTTAGGCTCACCGTATGCTTGCTGAAGCGCACGAAAGGCCGCTAACTTTTCTTTCTCATTCATTTCTATGTCCTCCTAAAACTCTCTAAAAGTTTGACCGCCGCATCTACAGCGTGTATCCTCTATTGGCACTCTACATCCACAATGTACACATACAACGACCGGTACTGGCGATAGTCTCACCGGCACCTTTAATTTCATCTTGTCAACGATTGCTACTGCCCTGTTTAGGCGTTCAATCTTTTCCTGCAATAAATTATCCATTTACAAGTCACCTTCGCTATGCTAAAATGAAGGTGGACGCTAAACCTCGTAAAATTTACAGTCCACCTGAGCTATCGAAGCTGTAACTTCGGTAGCTCTTTTTCTTTTGCCTATCATCTCAACACCCCTACAGTCACTACAGCAGCCATAATAGCTACGTATGTTCCGACAAATATTGCAGTAGTTGCTACGGTAAAATCTCTAATCATAAGCCTGCCACCTGCCCCATAGCGTAACCTATGTTGTAGATCATCCTTGCAGCAAAAAGTATCGCTACCAAAGTAAAAAGCCACAATGCCGGATACCTTGCGATGCTATTAAGCAAGTCTGCTGTTAAATCAACTGCTGCTAAGTATGCTAAATAAATATCTTTCATCTGCTCTGCCTCATTTCTACTATTTCAGTTTCTTTTTTCATCTGCCTAACTATCTTTTGAACGGCATCAGCTGTTACTCCTGATACTTTCAGCAGACATTCTTGCAATTCTGCTATCTGAGCGTTAGCATTATCTAAAGCTTTTTGTAGCTGTAGCACTTCTAAACGCTCACGGTTAGATAGTTTTGGTTTGCCATACTGCTCGGCATATCTCGTAACATCTGATACACGATATCTCCCACGTACTACTGTTGTAATACCTGCACCGGCAAGCCATTCTTTTACTGTTCTGGTACTAACGCCCCACGCTTCTGAAAGCTCTCTTATTCCAACGTGTGGACATTCTACAATCATTTTTCCTCACTCCCTTCTTTGTTTTCTACAGTAAGCCCGAATTCATCTATTCTTACTTTATCCATCTGAAAAGTGCTTTTCTCCTTAACATACTTATCTTCAAATTCTTCAGGACTTAATTTTTTTACCACTTCGACAAATTTTGCCAAAGCTTCATCTTTCTTGCTCATGGTATATCCCTCTTTCAAAGTTGATATACCAACCGAAACTGTGATATAATGTTCTCGTCAGCTTCGGCTGGTGGCAAGAAACACTCGCTAAACTTTTCCAGGGCAAAGCGGGTGTTTCTTTTTTATGTTGTAAAAGAACCTGCTCCTTCTTATAATTATTAACAGGAAGGAGGTGATTTTATGACAATTATGTCACTTGCCATAACTATAATAATTTCCCTTTTATCTGGGTTTGCAGGAACTTTTTATCTAGAATTCAATCGGAAAAAATCTCAAAAGCAGAAACTTTCAAACTGCTTAATATTGCTATATACAGAAATTAGTGACCATTCTTTTTGGCTCAAAAAACGCTATTCCAGTAATGAGGCATTCATTTCATGTTCAAAACTCTTAAGAGATGCTCCAACAAAAGAATGGGATAATGTGAAATATTTTTTAGCAGAGACTATTGACTCCGAGGATCTAAAAGCCATCGTACATCACTATAGACACATTGCAGGGTTAAAAAAGGTTTTATCTGAGGAACCGAATTATTTATATTCAAAATCCCGCCTTAATCTTTTTGTAAAGGATGCTGACCATGTCTTAAATATTCTTATGAAAGACCGTGCTGTGAAAGAGTTTGTTCAATCCACCATAGAAAAAGAATCCAAAGAACAAAATTCAAACCAAGCATAAGAGCTAATCCACGAAGCGATGGTGTACCCAATACGGAGAACTTTTCTGAAAGGTTCTCCAGCGCAATAATCATCCTGCTCGAATTATAAATTCTTTCTTGATGATCTTCTGTCAATAACCTATTCATCTCTATTGCATGATATTTTCTAATTGCTTTTGCAACAAATTTCTTTGTTGCTATTCCGTCTTTTTTCTTTCTCATTGTTACGCTCCTTTCTCACCGCTTAAAGCGATATTTTGTTTTAAAAAAATAAAGTCTCCTAGTTCGCAATTATAAATTTTACTCATTTTAATAGCTAAATCAACTCTTGGTGACATTTCATACGATTCATATTTTTGCAAGCTCCGACGCGAAATGCCCAGCATTAAGGCTGCTTGTGCTTGTGTCATTCCAGAATTAACTCGTGCGGCTTCTAAAGTAACTTTCATCATTATTCTCCTTTCGTTTTTTCTTATTATACCACCGCTTAAAGCGTTAGTTAACGCTTTAAGCGAATTTTTTTGCTCTTTTCGCTTGCTTAAATTAATTCTTATCGTTATAATGAAACTGGGGTGATTACATGATAAGCGACGAGATGCGCAAAAAATTTCAAACTAATCTTAAACAAATTATGGCTTTAAAAGGAAAAAGTCAAAGCGATATAGTAAAAGCATTAAATTTTAAACAATCTACAGTGTCAGACTGGTTAAATGGTAAAAAATATCCCCGTATGGATAAAGTCCAAATGTTAGCAAACTATTTTAATGTAGATATAATAGAATTAGTTGACAATCAATCAAATGATGCTATTACTTTTACCATCACAGAAAAAGCACTTATAAAAAACTACCGCCAATTAAGCGAACAAAATCAGCAAGTGGTAATAACTATGATTGATTCTCTGTTGGCTGTAGAAAATTCTACCTTTGAAAAAGACGCAGTAAGTTGAGGATATTAAAATGATATTTTTTATAAGCTGTTTTAGAAAGAAGGTATTTCTAATGTCGAAACTTATTCTTTTAATTTTCATTTTATTGTTATCAATAAATTCTGCTACATTAGCTTTTCCAAATGAACCAACATCATTTCGAGGCTTAAGTTGGGGTGCGTCTATAGAAGAATTGAAGGAAAAATATCCTAACAGTTATGAAATTAAAGATGATAGAGTAAATACTTTAATCAAAGAATTTGATGGTACAACATTGATTTCATACGGTACTTACTTAGAAAATGATTCTATAAGCAATATCCCTATTGTAGCACCAATAAAATATATCTTTTGGAATAATCAATTAGAAAGTGTGTATATTAATATTAGCGGCGATTCTGTAGCTATGTCATCATATAACGAAAAAAAAATGCTTGATGCCTTAGAAGATTTATATGGAGAATGTTCTTCAAAGTTTCTAGATAAAATATCCGATGAACCATTTACACATATGTATTTTTGGGAAGGTCCTGTTTGTAAGATTATGTTTTGGTCTAATTACCATGAAAAAGGCAAATATGATTCTAATGTTTTTTTATGGTTATCCTCTCAAAAAATATCCTCTGAGCGTTTAGCTCAGGCTCAAAAAACACGCAGATCTCAAGCCAAACAAGGATGGTAGAAAATTACTAGGAGGTAGTCATGGAATACAATTTTACTTACCGCGAAAAAGATAAAGGCTTCCAGGTCATACTATCCTATAAGGATAATGTAGGACGCTGGAAGCAAAAATCTAAACAAGGATTTAAAACTAAACGTGAAGCAAAGAATGCCGGCGATAAATTACTGGAAGAAGTTAAAGCTAATGCGCCAATATATATGGATAATAGCACTGCAAGCATAACCTTCGGCGAATTTTCTACAATGTATCTTAATGATATAAGAAGAAGTATAACCTACAATACACTACTAGGATATCAACAAGCTATCAATGCGTTTTCAGAACTAAAAGATATGCGACTGGTAGACATAACACATAGCGACATTCAGGCAATATTTAATTCACTACCGCTAAAAGCAAGTACAGCAAATTTATATCTAGTAAAAATAAAAACTATTTTTAAAAGAGCATTATCCCCGTACGAACTTATAACAAAAGATCCTACATCAGGGATACAGCCGTTAAAAATAAAAGGTAAAAGAAAAATAAACGCCCTTTCAAAAGAGCGTTTAGAAGCGATTTTGGCGCGTTTTAAATCCCGAAATTATACTTTATATACGGCGTGCTGTATCGCCGCTTTTGCCGGGCTTAGAGTTGGCGAGATAATGGGTTTGAAATGGTCTGACATTGATTTTAAGGCAGGCACATTAAAAGTAGAGCGACAAATGGTTGCTACAAATAAAAACTTTATGACCCTACAAGAGTTAAAAAGCAATAACTCTTATCGAACTGTGCCTATGCCTTTACGACTACAGACAGTTTTAGTGGAATACAAAAATAAATATCCTCGTCACATCAGCGATATGGTATTTTGGAATGCGACATATCACTCTATAAAAAGAGTATTTGAATATACCAAAGGTGATATCAGCATTCATGATTTCAGACACACTTATGCTACTACATTACTTAGCAATGGTTTTGATGTTAAGACAGTAGCAGCATTATTAGGAGATACAGTTGAAACAGTTTTAAAAGCATATGTACACTATACTGACGAAATGAGAGAACATGCGCAAGAACGTCTCTCAAAATTTTTTTAA